GCACAGGAGCTTATTGGAAGTAGGATAGCTTATGGTAATTATCTTCAGTTTTACAATATAGAAGACTCTAGTGGAGTTCCTATAAATATAGACTATACACTAAATAATGTTACAACTCCAGTTGCTGATAATCCTTTACCATCTTTTAGAAGTGACAGGGATTATGAAATAGGATTAGTTTATTTAGATGAGTACAGTAGAATGACAACCGTATTAACATCTACAAACAATACATTACACATACCCCCTACTGATTCAGATACCGCTAATGATATAAGAGTTTCTATAAACAATGAGGCACCATCATTTGCTAAAAAATATAGAATATTCATAAAACAACCAAGGGGTAAATACTATAATATATTTCCTGTATATTATTTTGTAGACGAAGTTTTTAGATGGTTTAGAATAAATCAATCAGATGTAGACAAGGTTAAAATAAACGACTATATAATTGCTAAGACTTATGATGGTGTTGCCACTAAATCAGATAGACAATATAAAGTCATAGATGTTAAATCACAACCAGAAGATTTTTTAGATAATGGAGAGTCACAACCAGATGGATTATATTTTAAAATAAAAGTAGATGATTCGTCCTTATTTGATGGAAGTGATGTTTTTGACAGATCATATCATACTACTCATTTTAGTAAATTTAAAAATGGAAGCAGTCCTGAAGACTATATAGACACTCGTGTAGATGCGTTTGGAACTCGGAGAAGAATACCAATAGTAAATATTCCTGTTTATTATGGTAACTCCTCAACAAATAATCAGTTAGATATAATACCATTTTCTACATTTGGAGTTAATGAGACATACAATTCATGGATTAGAGATTTTAGAATAAAAATAACAATAGACAGTACTAATACATTTAACTGGGATGTTTTTACTGATGCTGGATACGTTAGATGTCAAGGAACCGAGAATACGGTTATAGACAGTGTAAATGGTAATTCTATAAATAATACCAACGTATTAAATAGCCCAGTATTATGTAAAATAAAATTCCCTTTGTCTAGTGGATATAAAGTAGGAGATTACTGGATTATAAACATTCATTCAAGAAATTGGACAAATATTTTTGGTAATTTTATTAATTACGACAATTTCAATAATCCACAACAAGCTGCATTATTACCATCTAATAATTCATGGTTTAAAAATGATGATGGAACTGATGTAGTTAGTAGACCTCAACCTCAATCAACAGGATATACTACTGTGGATCGTAAAATATCAGCAGGGGCTAGAATAAGAATAAAAATAAAAGATGTAAGTGGGGTTCAAAGAACTAGTGGTGGAACAAGCCCAAGTGGTGCA